GGTGGCCGCCGGCGGAGTGCCGGTGATAGCGATCTTGATCACGCCCTTCGGCTGCCTGATAGCGCCGTGATATGGGGGGTAATCCACCCAGTCATGGCAGGAGATAAGAACGGCGCTGCCGTCGATCCAGATATCCTCAATAGCCCTGTATGTGCCACCCACATCAAACCCTGTGACGGGGCAAGCCACCACCTGGGATACAGCCTGGCCAGGGCCGAACTGGCCGAAGCTTTTGAACGTCAGCGTGAAGGCATTTGTAGCGTAGGAAATCGTGACGCCCCACACTGACTTATCCGGGGCCACATAGAGCCAGGCATTGGAGCCTAGCGCCTTTCCGTACAACCGCCGACCGTATCCGGACAACAGGCCGTAATTGGTCCATGTCAGCCCCGCCGCCGCCTCACTATCCGTAGTTTCAACGGCCGCCTGGCCAGGCACCTGCACGCGATAGCAATCACCGCCCTGGTCATGGTGATCGCCCATTGCCGGGGCCACACCAGGTAGATCCAGAGCCACCCCGTGAGCGCCCTGAATCTTGTTGTCTATCGCCCGCCAAAGCCCATGAAACGGGTGGCCGAATTTCCCTGGGCCGAAGATCATGCGGAGGGATTTGCGAAGTTAATCACAACGGCGTTCCCATCAGCGTCCGTGAACGTGGCCTTCTTGATCGCGGGGATGACGAACAAGCCGTCGGTGGTCTTATAGCCCTGGGCATAGTATTGCCGCTCACTGACCGAGGCCTCGGTGAGCGGGCTTGCGATACCACCGCCTCCTTTGGCGGCAGCAGCTACGGGGCGCGCCCGAGCGGACTCCAGGGGCTGGACCCCACGGGCTGCCGCAGCCGGCAACCCAGCCTGGGGTTGTTGTCCCACCACAGCCTTAATGGCGCGGGTCAGATCCTTACCCGTACTCATGCCTTAACCTCCACGCGGATCGATAGATTGCGCTTGATGCCGACCACGCCGCTTTGATCGGCGACCCTGATCCAGATTGCGACTGCGCCATCCAGACCAGCCGGGATGGTCCCGGCTACGATTAATGGGGCGCCTGCCACGGCCTGGTCCAGATCGGCCTGAGTCCTGGCCAGGCTGATATCAGTGACCGGGGCGCCGTCGCCGGCGGATGCCACGGTGAACAGCAAAGATCCGGATAGGCCTGCAGCCGGTTGATCAGCCTCAGATGACCCGAAATACACCACGGCATCGGTGGGCTTGAGAGCAGACATCGGCTGCACAACAAACAGCTCGCGGGCAGGTGTTGTCAGCGCAGGATCGGAAAAAAACGCAAACATCAGGCCCCCTCGAAATCGATGGAGAGAGATCCGGCTGCGATATGCCAGGTCACGGTGACGGCGGCGGGATCAGTCAGCGGATCTCGCACCTCGGCAGCCAGCTCCGGCATCACCACGCGGAACTGCTCCACATAGACCGGCGCCGCCGCGCTATAGCTGTCTGCCTGGGAATTAACGTTGGTCAGGTGTCCCGACATTATCTTGATGTCCGGATTGGCCAGTGTGGTCTGGCTAGCGCCCACCCAGTTTTGCAGGGCCGGAGCCGAGATAGCATGGGTCACTGTGTTTGAGAGCGGGGGAATACCCGTCACCGTGATGCCGGTAGTAGTGCTGTTCCCGGCTGGGACGGCCAGGTAATAGGTGCCAATGCAGGTGCCAGAATCGTGGTCCAGCGCCTCCTCAAACTCAACTAGCTGACCGGTGGCGCTAACCCCATCTGCAGCAACGGCCAGGACCGCCCCCAGCTCCCACCGAGGATCAACTACCCGGTCAAAGCTCACGCGACGATCCCGGAGGCCCTGGGCGGCCTTGCGGAGTGCCTTGGCTGCCACGTGAGCCACGGCACCACTCGGATCGACATCCGGGCAATAGTCCAGGGCGCCGTTGTCTGGTGGATACGGAGCCACCACCGCCTCAAGCACGTCGGCGATACCATCGCCATCGGCATCGATAGCCGAGCCGGGCGCATTTGCAGCGTAGATATCGGAGGCCGCCGGCGAGGTGGTTGCCTTTTCCCAGTCAGCCCCGCCAGACCACGCGGAGGAGATGGACTCGGCAATACTCTCGTCCCGATCGCTGCTGCCGGCCAGGTTGATCGTGATGGTGTATTTACGGTCAACCTCCTGATACCACCGGCTAAACAGCGTTGCGCTGGCGTGATTGCAGTAGGTCTGGCTGTAAGTCTCGCTGATCAGCAGGTTGGTGCTTGTCCCGTCATGGATCATCGGATAGGCCCCGGGGGCCAACATGCCGAAAGTAATACTCCCCCGCACGTGCCAATTTTGAAGCCCGGATAGCGCCTCAGTCACCGCCGCCCGGGTGGGCCAGGTGCAGCCATCCAGGCCGATCCGAGACACGCTGAGGCCATCCCAGATCACCGGGACCACGACCTGGTGCAGCCGGTTATAGCGCAGGGTCAGTGAGGCGGACACAGCGGCGGGCAGGTCGGCCTTCGCCGACCAGCGAACGCGCAAACTGCCGTCGATAATGTCACCCGGCCCGAACGTGGCCGCAGCAGCCCCGATTGCCCAGTCGATGACCTGCCAGCGCCCGCTGCCATCGATGGCCACTGCGCCGGGCAGCGTGTCCAGAAGCCCTGAAAAATAGCTGGCAGGGGAAGATGCCGCCTCAGACCACGCCACAAGGCCCTCACAGACCGCCGCTTTACCGCCCAGCAGTGCTTGTACCTCAGCCGCCGATTTACAGGCTTTCGGCCGCTCCTGGTAGCCATCTCGACAATGCAGCGTGACGGTACGGGTGGCCGGATCAAAATCGTCTGCCTGATCGACGTGGCCCGTGAAGCGACGATAAACCGCATAGCTGGTGGCCGTCCGCAGCACGATATCGATGGTCACCGCCGATCCGTCAAAGCCGGCCAATTGCGCTGCGGAGGTCGGCACCAGTGAAAAACTGGCCTCCCGGGCGCTGTCCTCGGCTGCACGGATCGTGAGCTGCCCGCGCAGCCGAGCCGATACGTCCTGGCCGGCTATGGTGACAATGGCCGACCAATAGACAGTTTTGCCTCGAACCTCGAACACCCGCTCATCACAGACCGCGATCGCGATCGGCAAAGTCACGGCATAAGAGGCATCCGCCGGCGCCGCCCCAGTGGCCGGGCCAGCGATAGCGCCACGGGCGATGGGCGAGCGGGCGATAGGCATCAGTTAACGGCCAAGAGTCCGGAGGCCCGAGCCGCGATCGACAAGGTCAAGGCGCCTCCGTTGTAGATGGTCATCTCGACAAAGCCGCCGACCATGCCCACCGATACGGTGGGGACGTAGTCCAGGGTATTTGTCACCACCGCCACCGTGGCATTGACGGCGGTATGGGTCGCAGTGAGGGTGATGCGAGCATGGTAGTGCTTGGTAGCGGTGTCTCGGGTACGCAACAGCAGATCAATCACTCCGCCAAAGCTGTATCCGGCCGGCGTCTCAATCATATCCAGCCACCGAGTCTGATTAGCCCCGATGCCATCCCCGGCCAGCTGATCGATGGACCACATATCGGCACCGGCAGACAGATAGCGGGAAACCGCATTTTCCAGGGGAGCTTCACCCACCCCAAGATGGATTGCACCATATTTGGCCGCATGGGCCCCCGACCCGATTGCAATAGCCCCATCCCCGGCGGCCTGGGCATCAAGCCCCAGCGCCATCGCCTTTTGCCCCGTGGCTGACGGCGCCTTGAGCGCATCGTTGTCATTAGGGTTTGTTGCTACCAGGCACGTCGGCGGAGCAACTACGGAAAAGGTTTTTTTTCCGGCCGGCAAAGCCACCACATAGGTCGAATAGCCCTGGGTGTTACCACCGCCGGCGGAGGATGCGTAGACGTTGGCCCGGTCAAAGGTACCATCAGCGTGGAGATGCCCTACGCCGAGTTCCCAGGACTTTGTTCCCCAATCCAGGCGGTAATAGAGAGTAGCTTCGACGCCAGACACCAGCGCCGAAAGCGCCAGGCTGCCGTCAACCGGGGAAGCATCGAATACCAGGGGATCGGTCCCCGTGGTTGTCGTGGTCATCGCAACATTTGGCAAGAGCAGCATTAGGCTTCCTCGCAGATCAGTTCCCAGGTGGCATCCACCCCGGGGACAAATCGGGGGGGATCGGACCACACCTGGATAATCGGATAGACAAACCGGACGTTGACGCCGTCGATCACCCGCACCACCTCGGGCACATCAGCCCGGACCACCCATCCGTTGGGCAGGGTCTGGCCATCGAGCAGCGTGAGCGGTCGGACGCAATGCAGATCGAACGGAGCGTCATAGTCGATCGTGAGCAGAGGTGCTGGTATCCAGCCTTTACCGGATAGCGTGGTCCGCCATTTATGTCCCCAGCGGCGCATGCCAAACATCGCCCCATCGGACAACCGAGATCTAGACCCACCTTTGATGGGGTCCATCGTCTGATCAAGATCCAGGTATGACAGGATCGGAAGCGTGATGCCGGCGATGATGAGGGGAGGACGTGCCATCAATTTCTCCCGAACCGACGGGCAGCGCTGGAAACAGCCTTGACCAGCGACTCTTGGGTATCTTTCGAGGCCGTCACGCTGTACCGGCCAAGGAATCCCATATCCAGGACCACCGGTGTTCCGCTGGCGCCGCCCTGCGCCGCCGGCATGCTGGGGATGGAGATCCGGGACAACACCGAGTTTCCGAGCTGGCCACCAAAGGCATGCCGGGGAAGCCGCATCGCGTTAATAGCGGCCAGCCACTCGGCGCCGTAATAACGCACGGCGGGGCGCTGGATAACCCATTCACCAGGCGTACCCCAATAGAGCATGTTGTCGGCGCGGTCATGGGGGGCGGTGCCGGGCAATGGGCCACCGTAGGCCCGGGCGACCTCGGGGAGCTGTGCCTGGCCTTCCGGGGCCACAGTATTGGGCAGGCCGACGGCCTGTACCTTCACCGGGATGATCAGGCCCTGGAAGGCCTGCTGCACGGCCGCGATGGCACCATCCAGAGAGGCCTTGTCGATCTCCGGCTTGAGCTTGATGGCACTCTGCTCATTGAGCGCCACGATCTGGCTGGCCAGGGTATTCATCGCCTGGGTCATCTGCTGGTATTGAGCCAGTTGCTCCGCGGCGGCTGCAGCAGCGGCATCGCGCTGCTCCTGAAGGACAGCATTGGCCTGGCCACCGATGTCAGACAGGGTGGCCATGGCTTCCTGGCGCATCTTCTTTTGATCCACGCCATCGCCGGAGACATTAGCAAGTTCGCTGGCCATGGACTTCTGGCGATTGAGCAATTCCAGGGCGCGATCCCGTTGGCCAGCATTGAGCGCATCGCTAGTTTCTGCCTTCAGATTGGCCAGTTCCCCCCGAATATTGTCGGCCTGTTGCTTCGGCGTCATGTCCTTGCGGGCAATAGCATTGATCGCCGATGCCGTGTCCAGCCGATTGCTGGCGATCTGCTTGTCCAGCGCGATGACCTCTTGCGCATATCCCTTGTAGGCGGCGAGTGCATCGGCAGACTTGGCCTGCAGCTTGCCGTAGAGATCCTGGGCGATCTGGGCTCTCTGCTGGGCGGTCTCGGCATCGACCTGGCGGATTTGTCGGGCCCCATTCGCCTCGGCCTGCCCCCGTGCGGCCACAGCGGAGGCTACCTTTTCCTGGTAGGCCTTCTGCTGCTCATTCCGATAGTCCGTCAGCTCGCCGGCAGTGCGCTTTCCTTCATCCACTTCCTTTTGGAAAGCAGCAATATTCGCTTCCTTGGCCTGGGCCGCTGTGTCGATATCGGTTTGCGCCTGAGCCTTGATTGCGGCGGTTTGCTCATCAATCAGTGACCGCTTTCTGGCTGCTACCTGATCGGCCGCCGCAAGCTGCAGGTTGGCAGCCTGTTTAGCCTGGGCCAAATCAGCATTTCGACTGGCGATGTCAATCCGGGAACCGCCTCTCACGTCGTTGTTCAGCTCCGCTGCGACGCGAGCCAGGGCGGCCGCCTGGTTGAATTGTCCAAGGGCCACAGTGGCGGTAGCGGCGAAGAGTGACTGTACCCGCTTTGCCCGGGCCTCCAGACCACTGACCAGCCCCTCAAGCGCTTTCTGTTCCGCCTGGCTGCGCTGCTCGATAGCCGACTCAAGCATCGACTGAAGATAGGCTGATCTACTGTTCTTTGGCGCGGTAGAGATGGCCGTTTCCAGCCGGCCAATCACGGCGGTGAACTCGGCCGGTGTTTTCGCGGCAGCAAACAGTGCATCCAGGGCGGCCCGGGCCTCAAGGGCAGATACCTTCAGCGACCCATTCTCATTCTTCACGGACTGAGAAAACGCCTTGTAGAGGTCATCAAACGCCTTGAGCTTGGTCTGTGAGTCGGCGCTGATCAGGCCCTCCACCCCCAGAGACATACCAGATACACCCAGAGCGGACTTCTGTTGGATTAGCTCTTTTGCATCCTTGGATGCCTTTGCAATGCGTTCTTCTTCCTGGGACACCTTTTTATCCAGTTGATCCAACTCTTCCTGGGCGGCTTTACCTTCATCCGATCTTCTAAAACCTTCCGCACCAGAGTCCGTATAAAGCTTGTTTCGCAATTCCTCTGCTCGCCCACGCAATTTGGTGAGTTGCTCATTGATAGCATTCTCACCGGTGGTTTTTGCGGAGAACTCGGAATAGTCCTGGATCATCTTGGACACCGAAACCTTGTTGTCTTCCTCGGCTTTCTTGGCCTTCTTGCCAAACAAATCCCAGGCAGCAGCGCCTACGGTGATCGCTGTCACCAGCAACCCCCAGGGGCCACCGAAAAGGGCCAATAGACCTCTACCCGCCGTAGTAACCGCGCCGAATGCCCGGCCCATCAAGCCAACACTTGCGGCAGTGGCGGCGGTCTTGGCTTCAGCTACCGCCATGGAGGATGTCACGACATTCTGATTGGCTGTCGACAGGGCGGCGGCAGCAGCTCGCCGCTGCTCTGCCGATGCAGCCGCATTGGTCATCAGCAGATAGTCCGTCGTGACGGTGATGGCCTTTAGTTCCTCCGCTGCCTTGCGCTGCACAGCCTGGGCCACGGCCAGCTCCGACTCGGCCAGCTTCAAGTTATCAGCTGCAGCGATCTGGTTTGTCGAAATCTGAGTGCGCTGGGCCTGAACAAAAGAGCTTATGGCGGCGACTCGATTGGCGCCAAAAGCAGCGCCGACGCCGATGGCAATAGTCTCGAACCCAGCGGCCACTGCGGGCACGTTGCTGGCCACAGCGTTAATGGCAGCGGCCATTGTCCCGGTCATGCCCGTCGACTTATCCAGGGAGGACTCATAAACCTTGATGGCTTCGGCCAGGTTCGTCCAGGCCATACCAACCGTTTGGGGTAGCCGTGCGGCCTCCTCGGCTAACTGAGCTTGCTGCGACTGTAGGGCCTTGTAGACCTGCTGGGAGGTCAGCGCCCCCTGTTCCCCCAGGGCCTTGAGCTGGCCCACGGTAACGCCCAGGCCAGACGCAATAGCTTGGGCCAGGCGCGGGGCATTTTCAAGAATTGAGTTGAGTTCTTCGCCGCGAAGCACGCCGGCGCCCATCGCTTGGGTGAACTGCAGCATTGCAGATGCCGATTCTGACGCTGTAGCACCGCTGACCCGAAGAGCGTTACCCACCATTTGAATAGTGGCCTGAGCATCTGCCGAGCTGCCCCCCATGTCCTTTATCGGCGTTGCGATCCGGTTGAACAACTGTCCAACACTAGCGATATCCGTCCCGGCCTGGTTGGCGGTAGCCTGGATGGCCCGCATGTTGTCCTGGAACTCGGCTACAGAAGACGACGCAAGCTTTACCCGGGACTCAACCCCCTTCAGCTCATCAACGGCGCGAACAGCCTCCCGGGCCATCTCCACCAGAAACCCACCGGTGAAGGCGGCCGCAGCAATGGTCTGCACCCGGGCCAACTGAGTTGAGACTGACGACAGACCCTGCTTGGTCTGGGCAAAGCTACCCGCCTCATCCGCCTGACGTAACGTAGCGCCAGTAGCCTTCCCGCTGGCCACGACTTGATTCAGAGCCCGCAGGGCTCCATCATTCGAGCCGTTAATAACCAGTTTCAGCGATAGGTCGTTCATGGCGTTTATCTGTCAGATCCTGGCCTTTGTTGGCCTAGTGTTAATGCTGGCTGGAATCAAGCTGGCTAGCGCTTGGTCTTTGCTGATCGGTATTGGCGCATTTATTGGTGCGTTAGCTGCCCCGGCCGTAGCCTGGTACATAGCCTCAATCGGCGGAAAGCACTAGGATTTGGCGGCCTCGATTGCCTCCTCGATCGCGCTACGAAATACCCTCCATGGGTAATCCCAAGCCCCAGAGTGGCCAACCCGGATCAAGCTGGCCACGGTCTTTTCTAGGTCGGTGAGTCGTTCGCGAGAATCTGGCGACCAATCTCCGCCAGGCGCCCGCGCATCGCGAAAAAATCGGGATTTACCTCCCGCACTACTGCGATCAGTTCGCGGATCTGGCTGGGGGCTAACTCTTCCACGGTATCCGAGGACAAATCGGTGAGTACAGACAGGTCACTTAGTGATAGGTCTTCAAAAAGCTGCACATCGACCACATCACCAAGATTGGCCTTATCTGCCAACCAGGCCCGGATCTCACGCACCTTCAATTCCTTGACGACCACCGGCACTCCGCCGATGGTCACCTCACGGATGATGCGATCCGCCATGGCTTAGAGATCCCCAACCAACATTTCCAGGAACTGGCTCTTGGTCGGATCGGTAATACCGTCCCAGGCCAGCACTTCACCTTCCAGGTCAAAAGATGCGAAGTCCTCACCAATCAGCTCAATGGATTTCGCGGGAGACCAAGCTACGCGGTGAAACCGGCAGGCCCACGGAGCGCCGCTGCGTTCGTTCCGACCGTCGAACAGCAAGCCCCGTTCGGTGATTGCAGACAGCGCAGCCTGGATGCGTTGATGAGCCGCCTTGGTATAGCTCACGGTGATTGCATCTGCGGCGACCATATCGCCGGTAGCAATGGGGATAATGCCAGCCCGAACCCGGGTAAAGTCCTCACCCTCGACAAAGGTCGTTGCGCCCTTCTTGACGGTAATGACCTTGGACATGTCCTGCATCGAATCCAGCGCAATGAGCTTGCCCAGCTCGATGACGGTATGGGGCTCATCAGCAACGGCGCCAGCAGCAACAGCGGTAGCTTTACCACCCAGCGCCAGCTCCAAAACGGAGATGGAGACATGGCGGGCGGAAAGCGCCACCTTGATGGACTTGTAACGAGTAAATTTATCGTCGTTACCACCGCCGCCCTGATAGTTGGTCAGGGTTTTTTCTTCCAGTTCGGCGGTGTACGTCAGCTTGGACGTATTCCCCAGGGACTCCCCGGCATTGACGCCAACCGGGCTGAGATACGGCGTACCGTTGATGATTGCAGTTTTGGTGGTCATGAAAAACTCCGGGGCTGTGATTGATCAGACACCCGGAGTTTTTCATGGGGCCCTGGCATGGGCCAGGGTGAAGCGCTTCTACAGCATTAGTTCTTTGACGTTTGTCTTCGAAGGGGTTTTGTACCAATAGTATTGATCGGATCTTCCACCTGATGTGTCGAGCACATTAACCGAATCCGTTAATGCCCAGTCTGCGTTCTGGACGTGGATGGATGCATTCCCATCACCCGCCCCAGATAAGCCAAACAGACACCGGCTAAAAGACGATGCAAGCTGCCAATTTGTCACTGTTCTGGTTGATATGGCGATTACATCCTCCACAACTAGAGTGTTTGCCCCTGCAGCCCCAGATCCATCGCTAATTAATGCTGCGCCAACAGACACAGCCGGCTCGACTGTCACGTTTCGCAAATCATGCTCGATAATTCCTCTCCGAATGCTGGATGCCCCTGGATAGCTTCCAAACTGGATGGCATCGGTATGACTATCAACCTGGGTTGTCCTAGGGGCGTGATAGATCGCGAAATCCGATATCGTCCAATTGACTGCTGCTGATGACCCCCAAAAAGCATCTTCACCAGTTCCAGTAGCCCACCACCTGCGGATACTATGCCCTCCGTTTACAGTTGCGCCTTCAAACCTGATTCCACACCCAGCAGTCCTAGATGAGTCCTGGATTGCCGCGCAATTTTCTAAAACGATATCTGACACATCCCAGAAACCACCGGCATTTGCCACGATCCCACCATATGGCATTCCAATAATCCACGCGCCGCGCAATTTGAAAGACGTATTACCCGCTGTACCAGCAATTCCCTTGCCATTGGTACCAGATATTGCAGATGTCTTTAAGGCTGGCCCATTACCAATGATACTGAAATACTTGGTAGCTCGATCCGACGGACCAATCGACTTGCCCTGAAGAGCAAGGATAAATGGGTTTTGCTGGGAAACCACTTCATTTCCGGTATCCCTTGAAACAACAGACATGGAGACGTGAGTGGCATTTACAGTAACTGCAGCATTGACTGCAGATACGTCATATACAAATTCGCTTCCCGCAACAATCCAATAATGTGTGTTCGATGCCAGCACCGCCGGCAATGTCTTTTTCGCAGTGGAGAAGGTATAACCATCAGCGGTGTCGCTACCACCAACGCTGTCAATCCATACCTCCCCAATACCAATGAGCTGGGCGTTTCCGAAGGTGGTAGTCACACCCTGCGCAGCATCGGGCAAAGATCCTGATGTAGTACCTGCCACAACACATTTCAACAGCCGACCAGATGATGTAGTACGTCGGTAGTCACCATACGATAACGCCTCTCCCGTTTTGCAAATTAACGGGTCTGAACGTTGCAAGTAGCGCCAATATGAAGTCCCATCTTGATATCTTGCGGACGCGCTATCTGCTCCAGATCCAGCAGCAGTAATGCCTGCCTCAACGCACTGGATCATCTTTCCCCAATAAGTGGTAACTACTGCCCCTTTCGGATAATAGGTAGAGGGGCGACGATATCTAACAGGAAAACCCAGGGCACCAATATCCTTTGGCGTCCCCGAAAGGCTAGAGGCAAAATTTGGTACCAAGGGAACTAAGGGAAGGTATTTTTTGAGCAGTTTCCCCGGCCAAACGACTTGTCGTCTGTTTAACACTTCATCATCTGCTGCCAGATTTACCTCATCTGCAGACAACAGAGGGATAGTACTGGAACGCCCAACTACGTTCAGTCTCCCCTTATCATCCTTTGATGCCCGGGCAAAACCAGAACTAGAGAGGTTAGCAATAACTTCCGGAAAATCCATGGTTTTATATCCTCAAGGCAAATAAGGCGCAAGTTCGGAAATCGTGGTGCATTTCCCATCTTCGTTATATCCATACTCCTTGTAGTAATTACCAAAAGGCGTCGAATAGATCACCTGCACCAGGTTGTCACCATCCCATACCTGTTGCTTTGAACAGGAGTCGATATCAATTTCTTTGCCGTCCGTAGCGGTTACGATTTGCATTGCAGCTCCTCAATTCCAGGGTTTTTCAACGTTGTCGATGTAGTGCTTGGTGACCAGGCGCAACTTAGCGCTGTGGCACAGCACCCCGCTAAACATCACCGGACTGGATTCGACCAGCTCGGGGGTCACGGGGTAATCGTGGGGATAGGCCACCAGCCCCCCCATATCTGGATCACGCCGCCAGACATCACCGATGGCATCGATCAGATCGTCGAATGCCAATTCGCTGCCGGCCTGGTCATCGATGGCCATGAATCCCCGGATCTCCCAGGTAGTAGCCACCTTGTTGAAATGGTCATCCTCTTTGCGGGATACCCGGCGGACATGCCAGCCCAGGAGCCGATCAGTGGCGGAATACAGGCCCTTGAACGTGCTTTCAGTCTTGGCGTAGCGCTCGTAATCGAACACCTGGCCAATGCCAGCAATACTCTTCAGCCGATCACAAATGGCGGTGCGGATCGTGCGATGTTCAGGGGTCACTGCTTGCCTCCAATCCGTTGAGTAATGCGCTCGACAGCGGTTATCCACCCGCGCTCGATCAGGCCCCGGTTGGCCGAGAAGGCTCGGTCGAACATGAAGGCGCCGGCGGTGCCCTTGTGCCGGATCTTCCAGGCGATGGCATGGGCCACACGCTGGGCGGCCTCCTCGATGCCAGGTGTTTTCAGGGGGCGCCCCGTCTTGGCCGACACAGCCTGGCCCAATGGCAACTTGCGCATCGCCCACCGGGCAATGGCCAAGATCCCGGACTCCGATACAGCGTGGGGCTTGGTCCCCAGCTCGACGGGCGTGGCGTAATCCAGGGAGGTACCGACCACCCCCAGCATGCCGGTGTCGCTGACCTCATAGCTCCCGATAATCGAGGCCCTCAGAGCGCCCTCGGCGGCCGGCGTGCGGTCCTGGATCTCGGCTGTCAGGTGAGAGATAGCCCAGGCCAGAAAACGCTCCATCTCCTCACGGACGATCTCAGGCGAGGCGGCCATAGCCGCCGTCACCTGGTCGATCCCCTGGAGGCGGAAGGAGTAAGTAGTCGGATCAGACATTCGGCCGCACCAGGTTGGTCAGCCTGCCACGGCCGGGCCACGAAACCGTCTGGCCGGATGCGGCAGGGGAACCATCTCCGGACGTGCCCACCGCTTCAGCATAGCGAGCCTTCAGCGCACGGGCCCGGGAGGCATACTCCTGAGCCTTGGTTCGGCGGTCGGTGGTATCGGCCTGGATGGTGGTGTCACCATCGTTGATGGCTGCGGCGGCCAGCTCCTCGAGGAGCAGTGCCGCAGCCCAACAGGCCACTGCCTCACGGTGGGCAGTAACGGTGTCCTGGGTATCGCTCAACACGTGGGGCAACGTGAAGGTCACGCGCACTTCAGCGCCAGTGCTGATCGCATCGCCCAGTCGGATCTCCTGCCCGGCCGGCGTGGTGTAGATAGTGCAAGGCAGATACGCCACGGGGCGCTCGCCAATCGGGTATTCGGCGGTGACCACTTCGGATTGGTCCGTCCATGCCGCCGGCAGCATCAAGGTGTCACCACCGGTGCTGATCACATCCTCGACTTTGGTCCGAGGCCGATCGGTGCTGTAACGGGCCACGGCCAGGGCCGCCGCATGGGCCTTGTCATCATCAGCCAAGCGCCCGGATTCATCCCGTACCAGGCTATCTACCAGTTTCACGAAATCCTGCAGCATTGTTGGCCTCTCAACCCAATACCCCCTTGATGCACCCGACAGCAGGGATAGGCACATCAAGGGGGGCTTCTCGGGCACTACGCTCAAATAGGAACGACCACGGAGGCGGGCGGGAACCCTGCATTCCCAAAGCCGGGATGTCCTCCGCAACAACTTCCCCGGCGCCATGCCTGGCCACACGCAAACGACGCATGCCTGTTCCTCTCATGGATTCATCACAGGGGCCGAAGCCCCTGCGGGTTAGGGCACGACGTTCTTGAACACACCGCGATAATCCACGATGGCCCCGCCGTAGATGTGGCGCACCTTGTAGGTCAGCACATCGTTGGAGAACAGGCTGCCAACCGTGGGGTTATCCTGGATCAGCAGCTCGGGATCTTCGCGGCCATCCAGGAAGCCGATTTCAACGGACTGGATATCCATCTTGTCGGCGGAAGCAGCCCAGTCGGACACATCGTCCCAGTACCACACCGGGCGGATCGAAGGTGCGGTGGTCTGGATGAAGGACTGGTCGTTGTTCTGGCCACGGTTCTTGAACAGGTTGTAAGCCGTTTCTTCCAGATCGCTGGGCACCCACAGGAACTTGGGGGAGATTCCCACACGATCATTGGAGCCTTGTTCGGTGACCTTCATCATGGCGTTCCGGGTAGCCGACCAGCCGGCAGCAGAGAGTGCATTGGCCCCCAGGTTGGCATGGTCGACGTGGAACATGGCCTTGCCGTCGTAGATCACCGGATTGACGCGGACGAAATCCATCACGAATTTACCGAGGGTGCGCTTGGCCGCCCGGGAGAGCTTGGTGGGGATCTGGCGGATGATGGACACATCATCGTTGCGGGTCATTTCCAGGGTCACCTTCGCCAGGCCGCCGCGCTTGCCGGCCTTGTAGGTAGCCTCTTCGTCGTCCGGCTCGCCCAGGTCGATGTAATCGCCCTTTTCGGCCACGACCGGCAGATCACCGAAGCCACCCCAGCGGGTGCGGTGCTGGGTACGGAAGTCACTGAGCGGGACCACCGCTGCGAGATCCCGCCACACATCGTAGTTGCTCTGGTTGTTGTAGTCCGCCAGCATCCGGCGGGTGATGGCATCGCCCAGGGCTACGGCGAAGGTGCCGGAATCCATGGTCGCTTCGCGGAAGGACGCGCCGAAGCTTTCGCGCATGCGGCCGGTATCGCAATCGGCCAGCCGCCCCGTCACCCGGCGGTCGCCCGTCATTTCGATATAGCACTCTTTGAAGGACTGAACGTCGCGGTGATCCTTGTGGGTCGGGTCAAAGAAAGCATCCAGCATCTGCCCCATCCGCACGGAACGATCTTCGACCTGGATACTGTCAAAATCGCCGATGTTGACCCGGCCGGATTCGACGAAGCGAGCCAGGTACTTGCGCTCAGATTCGATGGCGGCCGTGACATCGGCTTCGACAAAGCGCTCGCGGGTGGCGAAATCGCGCTGCAAGCGATCCTTAGCCGGCTCAGGCAAGGTGCTGGCGGCGATGGTGGCGCGGGCAGTGGCCCGGGCTTCGATCATGCGCAGGCGCTGTTCAACGGCTTCCAGGTCGGCGGCCTGGCCACCGGCGCCCGCCGCAGCCCCGGCGCCGCCGGCGACGGCTTCGCGGTAGGCCACTTCGAGGTCATCATCGGAGATGGTATCGGGGTTGATCTTCGCGTAACGGGTCGGGGCCTTGGCCTCGATGTAGCGAAGCATCTTGTCGCGCAGGTTCATATCAGAATCTCCATGGTTGAGAGAAGGGGCAGCCTCGACGAGTCGAATCAGGCGGCCCCCGGCGCCAGGCTCGACAATCAAATCAACGGAATCGATCTTGTCGATCGACATGGCCTCGCGGACCTTCTTGCCCTCCCGCATGCCCATACGCCCCCGGCCGCGAGCATCGATAGACAGGCCGGCAATCTGCTGGCGACCGGCCTTCACAGCCGCAACAAGGAGGGACCGGGTGTTTTCAGCGAGGCCGGGGAGCTGCAGCTCCGCCACGATGCGGCCAGTGTCCGGAGACGCCCCTTCGATGAAGCGGGGGTTTTCACCCCAGCCCACCACCTGGCGCAGATCGCGGCCCACGCCCTTGACGTGGTCGAGATCAGACTTGATGCAGATGCGGACCCCATCAAAGCGGGAAACCGCCTCACGCAGCACTGAGTCGGGATAGAAAACATCGTTTTCAGACACCCCGGCCTCAATGATGGTGGCCTCCCAGACCATTCCCTCCGGCTGGCCATCGGCCGCCTCCACCAGGCGCAGAGAAGCCGCCATGGGAGCGCCTTCCTTGAGCGGAACGAAGGTCTCCATGACCTCCTGGGCGTCACCGATGGTGACGACGCCAGCATCGACGGTGTAGGGATAGGACCAATGGCGGCCATCCATGCAGATGACGGCACGATCCTCATAGACCGCTTCCAGCTCGAACCAGGATTCGGGCTCACCGGGGGTGCGGGCCGCGTCGATCTTGGCCGACAGCGCCGCGCGCACCAGGCTAATGGTGCGCATCAGATCGGGAGCTGCTTCACGCAGGGCCAGCCCGCGCAGGCCAGATGCAGGGAACTTCATTTGAGTTCACCCACCAGCTTCTGGCCATCGGTGGTAACAACGGTCACGGCGTTGCCGCGCACGCTCCAGGACAACACTTCATCCGGGGAAACGGCGGCGGCCTTGGTCTCCCCAGTGGGGCCGCCATCCTTGGCGGTGACGGGCACCTGCCGCTTAACGGCCTTGGCGGCCTCGGCGGCGGTAAGACTAACTGCGGTAGCGGTGGGGGGCATGCTCGGCTCCTATCAGCAAAATGTGCTGATAGGATGCCGGGCGGGGGCTTACGGGGTCAGGGTGAAGGGCTTCTACGCTGCGCTATGGCAACGCGTATTGACAAGAAAGCGGGCTACTACTTGCGGCACTCGCTATCGTATGCAGCCTTGTTGCTCTTCAATTCGTTCTCTGCTTGAGTAAGTTGCTGTTGCCATCCAAAGGATTGATAACGAGCTATGGACTGCTGGTTATAAGCAATCCGATTTCTCAAGCTGGAGCACATTTCAGATTTTGCTATCAGTGCATTATGTGCAGCTCTCGCCTCCGCTGCCTCCTGCGCTGCCAGCGCCCGATTACGGGCCTGATATTCCGCTTCATCACGGCGTTCTATCGCGTTTCTTTGCTGTCGTTCCTTGGCGCTAAGTCTTGCTTGATCCTGGCGCTGCTGCTCAGTCACACGATCCGTGTCTGCATCGACCCGTGCTGCACTCTGAGAACAAGGGGCATCGGAATAGACTGACTTTCCGCCCACCACGCACTTATACGTTTGCGCATTAGCAAAAATTGGAAGACACAGAAGAATCAATAAGGTTTTTCTCATCATGAAATCTCCTATCAACTACTTCGCAGCCTTCTGAAGATCGGCCTGCAGCTTGTTTTCCTTGGCGATCTCAGCTGCCATTGACGAGGAACATTCGGTCATTTTTTCACCGGCTATCGTCGCAGCCTCTCGCGAACTAGTTTGGTAGCTATCAACCATGTACGAGCTTATGGCTGAGTTTTCCATGAACTCCAGGAATGATTGCGCCGTGGCCTTCATCTTTTTCAGCTCAGCTTCCTTCACAGGAGCAGAACATCCGGTGGCAGGGAGCTCCTCCATCTTTCGCTTGATCTCCATGAGCTTCTGCACCGGCGTTGCCAGAGCGATCCGCGAGGTTACCCCTGCGACTGATACGGCCTCCCCCCACTCTGAATCCAGTTTCTTTATCGCATTGATATCAGCTACCACCCGCTTGAAGCCTTCTAGACGCTTTACCGATTCCTGCCGCTGGTTTTCCAGTTCGGCCTTCTTCGCCTCTGCTTTGCGATAGGCGCTAAAGCCAATGGCAGATACGGCGATCAAAATGACCAAGCCGAACACATGCAGAAAGCCAAAACCCCGCTGAATATTTTTGATACCCATCACCCCTCCACAACCCACCTGTCAAACATCGTTAAACAGCCCACAGACGCCACGCAGGACACTCTGGCGTACTTGCAGACAACCCAGCCCAAAAAACGCCTCACAGCCCTTTTACGTGGCCGCATCCCTTCTACGGGACGACGGTTTCTTTTTAGTGACTACCGGTAGCCAGGCTGCCTTGCCATCCCCTGACCGGACACACTCCTGGTCTGGTGATGCGTCAATAACACTTCCTGGGCTGTAGGCCTTTCCGGCTGACCAACAAAGAGATGCGGCTACCGCCCCTTCCTTTACTTGCTGCGCCTGGCCATGGGCATACCAGGATGAGGCTCCCGTGGTCCCCATGAAAAGCATGGCCATGGGCAGATTGCGATTGGCCCGCTTCACGGCTTTTCGATGCCCTTCAATCTCCTGCCGGTTACGGTCCATCATCCCATCTGCCTTTTTTGCTAAGGCCTCGACCTCTCCCTGCAGGCGAGTTACCAGGGCTCTTTCCTGGATCAAGGCAGCGGCAGTTTCCTTAAGCTGACCTTCGGCCCATAGGCGTAGGCGCTGGGATTCCTTCAGCTTCGCGTCGAGCCCTTTCTTATCCTCAGGACTCGCGGCCAATGCCCTCCCGAGTTCAGTTGTCAGCCTGGCCCGCTCAGTGAGCAAATCAACGATGGCGGTGAGCGCGTCTCGGTGGTCAAGCCGGAATTCTTCAACCGACTCAACCCCCATGACTTTATGCAAATACCGCCAGGTGCTTCTAGCATCCTCCGCGAACGTATCAGCCAGATAGTTCACCTTGTTGTTGAGTTCGATGCGCTCCTGCCTGGTCAAGAGCCGCACGTTGTCGGTGATGATTTGGTTGACTACATCTCGGCCCGCCACGTCGCCGTTGATCGGGCCGCTGAAACTCTGTTCCACGATTACTTCCTAGTTTTTTTGACGATATCC